TGAAATGGTCATGCTGCGCGGCAGTCCACACCGACCCCGACCAATAACGGTTGTAATGCTTCGCCACGGCAATTTCGCACACGCAAGCCGCTACTTGTGCCGTGCGGTCATCTTCCATCCGGCTGCGGTCGTAGTGCGCCGCATCCTTTTTGTTCCAATTTGCCGTGAAGCGACGGATGCCAACATGAGCAGCCCACTCGTATTCCCACGGTTCAAGGTCAACAATCACGCTCACAGTTTGTCCTCCTTCAGCAGTTGGTTAATCGTCCTCGCCATCCCTTCAAGGTGCAGCAGCCGTACATATTCGCGGTCGAGGTCAAGGTGCGCCCGCCGATCAATTGCATCGTGACAGGCCGAGCATGACCACGCGCCTAGCAGGTCAGGTGCCTTTAGCCCCATGCCGGATATCCCCGCAATCCGCACATGGGCAAGCACCACCGTCTCGCTGTTGCAGTTGCAGACCTCGGGGATACGCACCATGCAGCCCCGGCCCCGTGCTTCTTTACGCAGGTTGGTCATATATCGGCTCCGGTAACGGCCCAATGCCCAAGTCCATCAACCTGTTTTCGATGCCGTGCAAGTATTCCGTGAACTCGGCTGCGGTCATGCGTGAAGTGCGCTTTAAAGGGCGCAGGCGTTTCTTGCCGAAGCCCTCTAGCGTTTCCCACCCCCACACCTCGCCCAAGAAATACTCGTGCAGGTCATCCCGCGTCCACCCGGCTAACGCTTCGCCGCCTGCCTCTAGCACCATCGGGTAAACGACACCCCAGAGGTAAGCGTTTTGCTGATTGGTGCGGGGCTTCTTCCACTCGCTCACTTCGACCGCCCACACACGGTCAGGGGCAAGCCCCTGAACCATGCGCGTGACGGCTGCTGCCATCGCGTCAGCGGAAGTGCCTTTGGGGAAAACGCGCTTCATCAGAACGGGATATCGTCGTTAGGGTCGGACTCATCCATCACCGGGGCGCGGGTCGCCTTCTTCGGCGCACCCTGCTTCGGCTCAAAGCGCAGCGACATAAACTTGTCGCCGGTTTTCTGACTCGCCTTGATCCACGCGCTGATGTTCAAGTCCACGCCGTCGATGACGGCAGACCCGCGATAATCGGGGCGTTTGTCGTTGCCGCCCTTGTCGTTTTTGAACAGGACGCCGCGATTGTTGTTGTCGTACTCTTTCACAGTTTCACCTCTTGCAGTTTGGAAATCTTGTCGCTCAACTCGGAAAGGAACTTGGTCACCTCGGCCTCCAGTTCCGCGATGTGCTTTTCGTCACGCGGCACACGCTTGATGAACAACTGAAGGTGCGGCGGGAGCCGTGGGTCGTAGGATGCGAAGTCGCACCACGCCGCAGCCGTACACGCCATCTGCCATTGCATCTGGATGATGTATTTCCCCGGCACGGTGTCCGTGAGGATGTATTCCAAGTGCGTAGCGGTCGCCGGACACTTGAACTCGACCAGCCCCTCGCCAGACCCGCCGATGCGCCCGTCAGGGGACGCGCCCGACCCCGCGATGGTGGCGTGGTCAATGAACCCGACCTGCTCGACCAGTTCGCCCGTCTTGGCGCTGTAGGCGGCGCGGGCGTTATCCTCTTGTGCAATCCCCCACTCAATCGGGCCGCTAGTAAACGAGGATGCCTTCTGGCCCGTCAGCCGTTCCACAACGAGGTCAGCCATGTAGTTTGCGCGGGATGCCGCAGGGCCGCTTTTGGTCTTGGCGACCACATCAGCCACGCGGGATGCCGTGACCTTGCCGAGCCGTGCGGCGAACCATTCGTCGGTGCGCTGTTCCATCAGGCCAGTTCCTTCTTGCGGGCGGTAAATGCGTCCATGTGGACGGCGCGGATAGCGGGGTCAAGCGACTTGAACAAAACGACGAGCGCCGCCGAGTCAGCCGCCGCAGCAATCTGCGCCAACACCTCGGGGTTAGGCTCGACCTTTTCCGATTCGGGCAAGTCCTCGCCCGCGTAGATGTACAGGCCAAGCCCGTGCATCGCAATCGCTTTGGCAAGGCAGCGCATGATGGCGGTGTTGATCGCAAACGCATCGGGGTTAACGATTGCGCGGTTGCGGTTGTCCATGACCGGAAGAACGCAGGTCTTGGTGCTGCCCTTGACCTCGACCGAAATTTTGACCATCGCCGTTCCGTCCGGCAGGAACATCGCAGGGCGGTCGGCCCACTCATGCGCGTTCCACCACGCGCCGGGGTCAATCTTCAGCACCTCGGCCCACGCCCACGCCCACGACAGGTAAGACAGGTTGCCCTTCTTTTCGATGTGACCGTTTACGTTGATTTTTAGCAGTTCGCTCATTTGAACATCCTCTTTGCTCTTTCGTTCATTTCACGCAGTTCCGCAAGCAACTCGCGGTGGCGGTCGATATCGGCCTGCGTCCACTTCAGGAACACCAGTTCTTCAAAGTACCGGCGCTCCTCGTTTTCCTGCTGCTGCCGCCCGTCATCCACGGCGCACCTCCTCGACCGTGCAGCCGCCATCGCCGCAAGGCACAAGCGCGGCGGCAATCAGCACAAGAGCCACGATCAGCCCAAGCAGGATAGCGGCTCGGGTCGCCTCGTCGCGGGTCATCGCACCACCCGCTGCGCGTCCGCAATGTAACCCGCAGCGCGGCGAAACGACACGGACGCCTGCTGTGCCTCGCGTATCCAAGTCCCCATCCAGTCTGCGGCGTCAGCCAAAGCGCGGGCGGCGTCAGAATCGACGTTCATCGCGTGGCGGTACAAATCATCCATGCTTGACTGGTCGCGGTGCGCCATCGCCCGGTCGAACGCCGCGCCCAAGCCGCAAGCCTCGGCAAGCGAGGTCAGCGTTTCGAACTGCGCCCACAGGTCAGACCCACGATGGTTGAGCGTCACGGGGTCAACGCGCAGGGCGAGGAAAGCGAGTTTCATCGCGGCGAGTTCCTGTTGCGCGGCCTGCAGGTTGGCGTTTTCGGCCAGCAGGTCAGCCATTGATCGGTACGTCATGGTAGTCCTCCTTACGGGATGTAAAGTGATTCGCGGTACTCGCGCTCGGCTTCGTATCGTTCCTGCGCTTTCCACTCGCGGTTTACCGTGTCGGCGTGTTTCTCAAACTCGTCAGCAAGTTTGTCATCCCACACGGCGACGGGCGACGGCAGGTTGTGCCATGTGCCATCGTCGAGGGCGATAGCGACGATGCGCTGGTCGTGGCACTCGCCTTCCGACACACCGGCCTCGACGAGGCAGGTCAAGCCGTCCGCGAAGTCGTATTCAAGGATGTAGGTAGCCATATCTGTTGCTCCTGAAAAGGCGGGGTGGCAGTCCCCCGCCGGGGTGGGTTAGGCGGCGAGAGGGCGAATGTCCACATGGGTCAGGCGACCCGCCGTGTACCAGAATTCGACGCGCTCAACGCGCAACAGCGTGTCGCCGTCGTAGGTTTCGATGCGCTGCGTTTTGCCGATGCAGCCGTTATCGTGGCGGGCGCTGGTGTTGGTGTGAACGACCTCGGGAAACGTGACGATGGTGAGGCCGTTGATTTCGGTGCGGGTGGTGTTCATGTCGTTGCTCCTGTCTGTGGATTGATTCGACAGGGATAGGTTACTACAGTCTTTACCTGTTGCAAGCGTTTTCTTTACCTATCGCATCCGAAACGGAATGATTGCCTTTTACCCCTGCCGGGGGTAAAGTCCGGGGGTTTAACCACCGAGGAACCTATGAATATCCAGCCTTTTTTCGACCTGTTGGGCAAGCAGTCCCGCGTAGCACGGGCGTTTGGCGTTACGGATGCTGCTGTGCTGAAGTGGAAGCGTGACGGGCGCATCCCGGCGCACCGTGTCGAGCGCGGCGCGGCGATTCTGGCGGCTGCTGCGCTACCCGAGGGGTGCAGTCTGACCCCGCCCGAAGCCGCTGTAGAAGCCTCTGGCGCGATCCCGGCGACTGTTGTAGAGTGACCCTACGGGGCGGCTCTGTCCGCGCTGACGCTCCATCCTCCCGCCAGCGGTGGCAAGACCACCCGGAGCCGCCCCACCTCCCCCCAGAAACGACAAAGCCCCACCGGGGAAGGATGGGGCCTTGACGCCGAGGACTGGCCTCGGATACGCTATCAATGCAAATTGAGCGTGATGCAGACTTTACTGGGCTGTTCTAGTCCTGTCAAGCACCCCACCACGCCGAATGCTCGGTGTTAGGAAAACTCCTTTAGGCCCGTTGGGGAAGAACGCGGGGCCGCACTTAAATCCGTACAGAGGCCGCCAGTTTACGGACACGCAGCGTATCGTCGGGAAGCGTGAATGGCAGCGGATGGGACGAACATCTGCCAAAAGTCGCCGACAGCGGATGGCTCCGTCAGTCATCAATTCCGCACGATTCGCTGTAGGCAGATTCCGTC